CGAAAGGCAGCGCATCGTCGAGCAGCAGGGCCCGCCGACCCGCAAGGGCCTCGTCGCGCAGGCCGGGCAGACCGCGCCCGACGTCGCCGAGAGGCAGGGCGACAACTGGCCGATGGACAAGGGCCGCGCGAAGGAGCTGTACGAGTTCACCCGCGAGGAGCTGACCGCGATCGGTGGTCAGGCTCTGCGCGAGCACGTCCTCCAGGGTCGCGGCTGACCCACCCCCGGTGCGCCCTGATGGTCGCACCTTCCTGATCCACTCCTGACCGCCAGCCCTGCTGGTGCCGTTCCGGCTGCGATGGTCACCGCTTCACGAAAGCCCCGCCCAATCCCGGTGCGGGGCTTTCGGCATTCCCGACCACCACACTGCCGGAAGGAACAACGCTCATGTCTGTTGAGCTGCGCGAGGCGCTGAACGCCGCAGGTGCGTCCGCCCTCGTCCCGAAGATCATCGACCCGGTCCTCCTCGAATACCAGCGCAGGTACGCCCCCCTCTGCCGGGCGCTGCCCTCCCAGAAGTGGGACGCGGACCAGTACTACTTCAACCAGAGGACCGTCAACGCCGCCGGCGGGTTCGTGCCCGACGGCGGGGCCCGCGTCGTCTCCAACTCCACCTACGTGCAGAACAGCTTCGCGATGAAGCACATCCAGGTCGTGGGTGCCATCACCGGGTACGCCCAGCAGGTCACCCGGCAGGTCATCGGAGACCTGCGTGAGACGGAAATCGAAGGGTCCATCAAGGGGTACTACTGGGACATGGAGACGGGCCTCATGTGGGGCAACTCCGCGTCGACCCTCAACGGCGCCCAGCCGCAGTTCGACGGCCTCGACTCCCTCATCAACGTGTTCAGCGGCGGGTTCCAGAACGCCCAGGACAAGGCGGGCGCCACACTGACCCTCGCCCACCTGGACGAGCTGATCGACATGGTCGACACCAACGCCGCGATGCCCGTCACCGACGACTCGTGGATGATCGTGGCGTCCAACACCACGCTCAGCAAGGTGTCCCAGCTGCTCACCAACCAGCAGCGTTTCGAGAAGGTCGAGGTCGCGCCCGGCCTCATCGTCAACACCTACCGCAACATCCCGCTGATCCGCACCTCGTTCCTGTCCACCCGCTCCTACACCGTCGGTACGGTCACGTCGGGGTCGGCGACCACCGGCGGTTCGCTGCCCGCGGCGACCACGTACAGGTACGTGATCTCCGCGATCGTGGACCGGCAAGGCGAGATCCTCCCGTCGGCGGAGGTGTCCCAGGTCACCGGCGGCACCGCCACCAACACCATCACCCTGTCGTTCAGCACCCCGGCCGGCCTGGACGGGCTCCAGCCGAACAAGTACAAGGTGTACCGGACGGCCGCGAACGGCGGCGCGGGCACGGAGACGTTCCTCGGCTACGTGGACGGCACGGTCGGCCTCGCCGCCGATGGTGTGACCCCGATCCTCACCACGAGCATCGTCGACACCGGAACAACCCTGGTACCGCAGAACGGTGCCACCGTCCCGGGCATCCTGCCCGCCCAGTACTACGGCACGAACGCGTCGATGCTGCCGCCCGGCGCCAGCCAGGAGAACATCTACTTGCTGTCGCGCGACCGCAACTTCGTGGTCCGCCCGTACGTGCGCGAAGCGATGCCGCTGGACGTGTACCCGACCACGGCCAGCCCGGACACCCTTCCGTACGCTATTATTGGTGACACCACGCTGGCCTTGCGTGCACCACGATACGCAGGAAGGCTCACCCGGGTCTCCACCGCTGTGTAATCTGGCGGAATTCAATTCGGAATTCCGCTAGAATGGGAGACGTAAAGACCCCCGCGACTGTGCGACCAGTCCGGGGGCGTGGCCGAACCCTCCGAGAGGTCCGACATGGACGAGCGTACCGTCAAACGTCTTCTCAGCAAGATCAACCAGCACGGCCCGGTTCCGGAGTACAACCCCGCTCTCGGGCCGTGCTGGCTCTGGAAGGGCAAGCCCGGATCGCGCGGCTACGGCTACTTCTGGTACGACCAGAAGAGTCGGCTCGCGCACCGGTTCGTCTACGAGTTCTTCGTCGGCCCGATCCCCGAAGGCCTGGTCATCGACCACCTCTGCCGAGTGCAGATGTGCGTCAACCCCCACGGCCACCTGGAGCCCGTCACCGACCGAGTCAACATCGAACGCGGTACGGCCCCGGCCGCGCGCAACATGATCGCGACCGAATGCTTCCTCGGGCATCCGCTCGACGAAGAGAACACCTACTACGACACCCGTGGTGACCGGGGATGCCGAACGTGCCAGAAGCGCCGGAACCGTGAGTGGGCGGAGAAGAACCGGCCGCCGAAGGGCGGTAAGGGCTCTCACCAGACAGTGAAGACGCACTGCCCGTCCGGGCACGAGTACTCACCGGAGAACACCTACCGCAGCCCTGGTGGCGGGCGGGCGTGCAGAGCGTGCACGCGCATCCGGAACCGCGAGAACCAGCGAGCCCGCCGCGCGAAGGCGCGCGAGCAAACCGGCTGACAACCCACACCCGAAGGCCCCGGCAACAGCGTCACGCTGGGGCCTTCCGTATGCCGAAGGGAGGACGCATGATCCCTGTCCGCAAAGCACAGGCCGGCGGGTCATCGTCGGGCTACCAATGGCCGCACGACGGAGCGGTCGTCCTGGTCGACCCCGACCTGGTGGCGGAGCTGCTGGCCATCCCCGACGGCGGTTTCACCGTCGCCGAGGAGGAGCGGGTGGTTGAGGAGCCCGCACCGGAGCCGGACGCCCCGGTGGATGAGGCGCCCAAACCGGTCCGGCGCCCGCGCAGAACAACCAAGGCCGCAGACCCGGTGACGGTCGAGGAGTAGCTGATGGCGGTCGATGCCCCAATCCCGTTGGCCTCGGCGGCGGACATGCAGGCGGGGCCGTTCGGCAACCTCGTCTCCGGGTACTCCCCGAACGCTTTGGCGAGCCTGATGGTGCAGGCCACCAGGATGTGCGAGTCCGAGGTACACCGCCGCCTGGCCCCGTTCACGACCACCGAATCGCATCGGGCGGAGGGCATCGACCCGGACGAGTACGCGGACGCCGCGAACCTGCCGATGGACATCCAGGGCACCCTGGGCCGTTCCTACGCGCATGCGCTCGGCGCTTCTACCCTGGTCCGGCATGTGTGGTTGGACCAGTGCGCCCCCATGTACCCGGAGATGTGGGCGTACAGCAACGTCAGCGTGCAGATCGTCCGGTCGTACGGCGGCTCGCAGAACATGACCCCGGCCCAGCTGATCGGCCCGGAACCCGACAGCGGCCACCTGTGGTTCCAGTTGGGCGTGTTCTTGCCGGTGGGTTCCATGATCCGGGTCACCTACTCGGGCGGGTATCAGACGATCCCCGCCGATCTGGTGCAGGGATGCAAGTACATGGCGGCCAGCATCGCGGTCCGCGAGTTGGACCCGCAGGACAACGACCACGACCCGGACTTGCTGCATACGGACGCCCTGTTCGCGTTGGCGAACTGGACGCGCATCTGACCGGGAGGTGGTCGTGGCGTCCGGCAGCTCCGCGCACCGTAACCACCGCCTCCACCACAGGCCGAAGCGGTCCCCGATCGCGAGGCGACGGGGGCGGCGCAAACTCGCCCACGCACGGCATTCCACCCGCGCGCACTACCGCAAGCCGAAGCGGCTACGCCGTCCGCACCACAAGGCGCGCAGAGCCCGCAAGGCGCACAAGAAGAAGCGTGCGCACTGCCAGCCCGCCCACCGGCTGAAGAAAAGGCGCCGCAAGGGCACCAAGTCCCACCGCAGCACCAGGCACCACAAGCGGTCCAGGCACGGCCACCGTAAGACCGGGAAGCGCCGCGGCCACCACCGCCGCACCTCCCACCACTCCCGGCGGACCGGGCTGCACCACTCCCACCGCAGGCGCAAACGCCACGCCGCCACCCACGCCAAGGGGCGGAAGGGCCGCTGCCACTGCGCGGGCAAGACCAAGCACCTGGCGAAGAAGCGGAAGGCCGGGCTCAAGAAGTGCTCGACGCTCGGCCACCACAAGCACGTCCATGCTGCGAAGCACCACGGTGTCCACGCCCACAAGGCGCACGTGAAGCACGTGAAGCACGCAGTGCACGCCAAGCACAAGACCATCCACGCCCTGAAGAAACACAAGGTCAAGCGGCCCGCGAAGTGCCGCTGCTGAGCCCAGGCGACGGGCGGTGGACATGTCGACTGCCGACGCCGTAGCGCGTGAAGCCGCGTGGCTCAAAACCTCGGGGGACAACCTGCCGTCGCTGCTGAAGGTGGCGGGCGGGCCGTGGGACAACGTACAGGCGTACTGGCCGCGAAGCCCGGCCAGTCAACAACGGTCGATCTACGTGCTGCGCCGCGACATCGCCGACGAACGGTTCGCCGCGATCCGCCGCATGTCGAAGTACGACTTCGTACTCCGCATCGTGTGGCCGATCCTCGCCGGATCCGGGTCCGCTGAGGAAGAGCAGCAGGCCCTCGACAACGCCATCGACCTGGTGGTGCAGCGTATCGCCGCGCCCATGCTCGACAAGACGCACGGCAACCGTTTCTTGTCCGTGGCGGAGAACCCCACGGGCATCCACGTCGCGTTCACCGACCCCGAGCACACCATCCCGCTGAAGCTCCTTGAGGCCGAGATCACCTACTCGGCTGATGACTTCGAACGCAACGACTGACCCACACACGCCCGAGCGGACCGCGCACGCGGTGCCGCCGTTCCGCCATGCCCAGGAGGGCCCCATGCGGCTACGCAATGCCAGCGGCTCCCCGCTGGAGATCCGCCTGTTCGGCGTCACGGTCGGCGCCGACCAGGAGATCGACACCGCCGATCTGATCGACGGCGGCGGGGTCGCCTACGACACCACCGTCCACGGCGTCATCACCGGGTTCGTACCGGTCGACGTGCCGGCCAAGCCCAAGTCCGGTAAGGCCGCGACCGACAAGGAGGCCTCGCTGTGACGTACCTTTCCAGGCTTACCGCGCTGGGTTTGGCTAAGGAGGTCACCCAGGGCACGTACCTGGCGCCGACCGACAGCATCCCGTTCATCAAGTGCGTGCCCGACGACATGATCACGCAGTTGCGGGATGAGACGATCCGGGCGAACGACGCGGTCGTGCAGGGGATCTACCAGGGGCCGTGGCTGACCGCGTTCGACATCGAAACGAACGCGTACCCGGATATCGCCGGGCACTGGTTCCGGGGCATCGTCGGCCCGGACGTGGTCTCCGCCGGGATCTCCACGACTCTGTCGGCCAACACCACGATCGGTGCGACGTCGATCACCACGGCGGCATCCATCCCGCTGAACTCGATCATCCAGATCCAGGACTCTGGTGGCACGAACCTGGAGTACGCCAAGACCGGCACCCCGACTGGGCCGGGCCCGTACACGATCCCGATCACCACCCCGAGCGGTGGCCTGTCGTTCGCGCACACCTCGCCGACCTGCACCATCGTCAGCCAGACCACCCACACCTTCACCCAGAACAGGACGTTCTCGACGGTGTGGCCGTCGTACTCGATGACGGTGTGGGACGGCGTCGACAACGCCCGCGGGTTCCCCGGTCTGGTCATGTCGGACCTTCAGATCAAGATCGACCCGAAGGGCATCTGTACCTTCAACCCCAAGTACACCGGGTGGCCGTCCGCGATCCAGGCGCCGTTCGTGCCCACCTACACCACCGTGCAGCCTCAAAGAGGCTGGGGGTGGACCATGACGAACGCCGGGGCGTCCTCCACCAGGGGCCTCACCTATGACGTCACCCTCAAGCGCGCCCTCGACCCGATCCATTCCAGTGATGGTGTGCAGGGCCCGCGTGAGGTGTTCGCCGGGGCGCTCGAAGCGGATGGGACGTACAAGGCGATCTTCGAAAACACCACCGACTACAACCTGTACTACAACGCCACCCAGTCGCCGACGTCGGCTGTGCTCACCGAGCCTGTGGGCGGCGGCATGAACGCCGGAACGTCCCTGACGATCACCATGAGCAAGTCCGGTTACACCAAGTACACGCCGGACCTCAGTCAGCCGTACGTGCAGGCCGACTTCGACATCGCCGGGATCAACAACGTCACCGACGCGGGCATCGCCACCGTGATCTTGAAGAACTTCCGCAGCTCGTCGTACTGATCGCGCAGCCCACCCCAACCCTCACTCCCGGAGACCCCTTTGTCTGGTTACGCCCAGCAGTACTTGCCGCTGAAGTTCCCGCACCTCTCGAATGAGGGCGACGAGGTGTACGTCATCATCCGCAACCCGCGGATCGTCCCGCCCGACGAGCTTCGCCCCAAGGGCGTCACCGTCGGCTCCGATGGTGAGGTGTCCGACGAGGACGCGGCCATGACGTCGATGTACATCGTGTTCTCGCGGCTGATCGTCGGCTGGCACGTGTACGACGCGTCCGTCCCGGAGTCCGGGACGGAGCAGGTCATGCTGACCGACGACGGGCAGATGATCACCCCCGATCAGGTGCTGCTGTCCTGGCCGCCCACTCCCGACAAGGTCGCAGCCCTCCCCATCGAGATCATCAATGCGATCACCGAGGCCATCGGCGAGGCCACAAACCCTCGGTAGGGCCGGACAGCCCCTACACCCAGGAACTCATCTGGCCGGCCGAGTCCATCTACGCCGGAACGTGGGGGTCCGGGGATGTCCCGCTGGAGGTCCTGCATTTCGAGCTGTGCCGGGAGCTCAGCTGGTCGTGGGCCGATCTGGTGGTCACCCCCACCTACGTGGTGCGGGCGTTCATTGACCTGATGCTGATCCGCCGCCAGGCGGAAGCCGACCGTGCGGAACGGCAGCGGAGGGAGGCGAACCGTGCCCGCTGAACTGCGGCCAGGGGTGCTCAGGGCGCTGCTCGGCAAGACGGTCGCCGTGGCGCACGAGAACACCCGCCGCGCCCTCACCACCACCGGCCTCGCGATCGAGCGGGAAGCCAAACTGAACGTTGGCAAGGGCGGCACCCACAAGTACGGCACCAAGTCCCCGGCCAGACCGGGTGGACCCCCGGCGCTGATCTCGGGAACACTCCGGCGTTCGACCACCCACACCCCGGTGAAGGCGATCACCGGCGGGTTCGAGATGCGGGTCGGTGTCGCCTCAGGCATCTACCCGCCGTACGGCGGCTCATCCCGCACCTCATCCGCCCGGTACGGGTGGCATCTGGAGCACGGGCTCCGCAACGGCGCCCGGTACCCGTGGCTGAGCCCCGCCTTCCATGCGGTGATGCCGCAGGTGCGGGGTATCACCATGACGTACTTCAAGGGGCCGTGGCCGAAGGTGTGACCGGGTCACCCGCCCTGTACGCCGACGGTCAGTGCTTTCGCGAGCGGGTCACAGTCCACCTTCCCCTTCCCGGATGTCGCGGCGGACACCTTCACCAATGCCTGAAGGATCGCCAGTTGGTTGGCGCTGCTCCCTGCGGCCTTCATGGCGTCGTGGGCGATACCGACATCCACAGCAACCTGGTCGGGGGTTTGCGTGCACCGCCCGTTGAGCGTGGTGAGCGCCTGCGCGTAGGAGTCCCCGGCAGCGTCGTTGCCGTCCTGGTTGGCCATGACGGACGCGGCCGAGCTGATGTCGGTGGCACTCCGGCCGTCCCCGCACCCGGCCAGTACCGCCACGGATAGGGCTGCGGCGGTTGCTGCCGCGATCAGTTTCATGCGAGCACGTTTACAGCATCACCCGCCGCCTTCTGCCGGTTTCTCCCCGATTGGTTGAGGGGGTGGCCGGAAGTGGCCTCCGAACTCGCCGAGCTTTATGTCCTGCTAAGGGCGGTCACGTCCCCGTTCACGAAGGGCATGGGTGAGGCGGCGGCTTCGGGGGAGTCGTTCGGCTCAAAGGTCAAGTCCGGTCCGGTGGCGGCCCTGGCGGGCTTCGGGAAGGTCGTCACCGAAGGCGCTATCGGTCTCGCCGCGTTCTCCGTGAAGTCCGCCGGCGACTTCCAGGCGTCGATGCTGAAGTTGAAGACGTCGGCGAACGAGACCGGCGACATCATCGGCAACAAGTTCACCGGCCAGCTCAAGCTCGTCTCTGACGGCATCCTCAAAATGGCCGTCGATACGGCGACCAGCACCAAAGAGCTCGGCAGCGGCATGTACATGATCGAGAGCGCCGGGTTTCACGGTGCGAACGGTCTGAAGGTGCTGCGGGCCGCAGCCGAAGGCGCCAAGGCGGAAGGCGCCGACCTCGGCACGGTCGGTAACGCGCTGACCACCGCGATGAAGGACTACCACGTCGCGGCGTCCGGGGCCGTCCCGATGATGAACCAGCTCATCGCCACGGTCGCCGCCGGTAAGACCACCATGGGCGACCTCGCCGGGGCGTTGCACTCGGTGCTGCCCATCGCCGCGTCCGTACATCTGTCGTTCGCGCAGGTCGGCGGAGCCATCGCCACCATGACCTCCCATGGCGTGAGCGCGGACCTGGCCACCCAGCACCTCGCGAACCTGATCCGCGGTTTGGTGGCGCCCAACAAGGTCGCCGCCTCCGAAATGCAGGCACTCGGCCTGTCGGCGAACGACCTCGGCCAGCACCTCGGCTCACGCGGGCTGACCGGGACCATGGACATGCTGATGAAGGCCGTCCTGAAGTACACCGACAAGAAGACCGGCCTCGTTCTCGCCCAGTCCTTCGACGTGTCCAAGACGGCTGCGGCGGCGGCGAAGTCCGAGTTCGGGCTGATGCCCGCAGCGGTGCAAAAGCTCGCGTCGGAGTTCCTGAGCGGCTCCGGCAACGTGAAGGGCTTCGGGAAGGAAGTCTCCAAGCTTCCCCTCGCCCAGCAGCAGTTGCTGAAGGCGTTCGAGGCGAACTCGAAGAAGGCCACCGGCTTCTCGGCTGCGTTGAAGGGCAACAAGGACGCGGCCCAAACCGTTGACGGGGCGCTGAAGAAGCTGACGGGCGGCTCGGTCGGCCTGGAGTCCGCTCTTCAGCTGACCGGCGAGAACGCTAAGGACTTCCAGAAGTCCGTCGATGCCATCGGCGAGGCCAGCAAGCACAGTGGTGCCCACGTCGAGAACTGGGGTGCGATCCAGAAG